TGGTTGCTTCAGGTAAAACACTTGATGCACAGAAGTTGATTCTGGCTGAAATTGAATCACAGGTTGGTGGCACTGCTGCTGCAACTGCTACTGGTTTTGACCGCATGAAAGTTGCCATTGGCAATGTGCAAGAGAATCTAGGCAACCTACTGATACCTGCTGTAGAAAGATTTTCTACAGCCATCATCAATAATGTTCTGCCTGTCTTAGATCAGTTTGGTGAAATTGTTGGTGAACAGGGCATTGGTGCTGGCATCAATTTCATGGTTGGTTCAATCGTTAATGGCATCACGAAATTGGGTACATTCGGCAAAGTTATCATTGGTCTAACCACTGGCATTGTTGCATTGAATATCGCTACTGGTGTTTATAAAGGCACTATGACTGCGTTAAACATTGTCACCACCATCAGCAATGGCGCAATGAAATCATTGATAACAAGCATTGGTGCAGCAAAGGTTGCTATGGCTACAGCAGGTGCCATCACTGCTGTTCTGGTGGCTGCTGGGCTTGCCTATGGTGTCTATTCCAGTAGGAAGGCTGAAGCAGCACAAACCACCAAAGATCTAACTGGTGCATTGCTGGCTGAAAAATCAGCACAATCTGGTTTGCTGGTTGAACTTTATAACAGCAGTAAAACTGCTAGGGCTTTTATTGATACGCAAGATGAATTAGGACTATCAACAGATGATCTTGCGCAGTATGTCAAATCAGGCACTGGTGTTGCTGCTAAGTATGCAACTGCATGGAAACAGGCTGACGCACAAGCAAATGGTATTCAGCCAACCCTCATTAAGTACCGTGAACTTTTAGGTTTGTCATCTGATACCAGCCTTATTTTTGTTGCCAGAATCAGAAACATGGTTGAACAACTAGAGAAGATGAAAGGCAAGCAAACAGAACTTAATGCCATTACTGCGCTTGCCAATAAACTTTCTGGCGTAACTGGTAATGAAACCAAGAACAACATACCAACAATCACTGATTTAGCCAAAGTTGTTGAAACAGCAGCGCAAAAGTTTGACAAGTTCAAAACAGCAGTGACAGCAGCCAACAGTGCAAGCAGGTCAATGGCTGAAGCAACAAAGGCTGTAGGTAGCGCACAAACTAATTTGACATCAGCAACGCAAAAAGTTATTGATGCACAAACCAAACTGAATCAAATTGTTAAAGGCTTTGGGGCTGGATCAACGCAAGCGATAGCAGCAACTAAAGACCTGACAACAGCACAGAACAACGCTGCTAGGGCTGCTATGACTTTGACTAGCGCAACTAAAGCAGTTGTTGATGCAAAGAAAAAACTGGCTGACCTAAGCAAGCCAGCAGATCAGCGTGCTATTCAAGTAGCAACTGACAATGTGACGCAAGCAACGATCAGATTGCGAGATGCTGAAAGATCTGTGTTTGATGCCAAGCGCAAGATTAGTGATCTTAATAAGGCTGCTGACCCACGCACAGTGCAGGAAGCAACAGATAATGTTACTGAAGCCAGTTTTAGATTGCTTGATGCGCAAGAGGCATTGAACAAGGCACGCCAATCTGGAACATCAAGAGAGATTGCAGAAGCAGAAATTGATGTGCGTTCAGCAACTAATGGTGTTGCTGATGCTAATGACAGGCTGGTAGAAACCCAGAAGGCAGCAGATCCTGCGTTGCTTGCACAAGCGCAAGATGATTTAACTGTTGCAGAAATTGATGCAAAGAACGCAACTGGTGATCTTTCTGATGCACAAAAAATCTTGAAAGATACACAAGATGGTGCAAGCCCACAAGAATTGAAAGATGCGCAAGATGAATTGAAGCAAGCACAGATTGATTTAACTGAAGCAACACAGGCACAGGCTGATGCTGATGATGCTGTGCGTGAAGCCCAGAAGAAGTTGAATGAAGTTGTTAGTGGTGCAACAAAAGATTCTGATACTTATAAGCAAGCGTTAATTGATTTGCAAGATGCACAAAAAGATGAAGTTGATGCAATTGATAATTTGTCTGATGCCAAGTACCGTGAGTTTGAAGCAACTAAAGCATTAACCAAAGCCAATATTTTATTGCAGCAATCACGCAAAAAATTATCTGCTAAACAATTGAAGGAAGCACAGAAGGCTGTTAAAGATTTAACCTTTGTACCTGTCGCACCAAAAGCAACACCTATATCAACTGGCTTTGAAAACCTTGATTTTGGCACTACAGATTTTGGTGGCATTGATTTCAGCAAAATTGATTTCAGTGGTATTGATTTCAGTGGCATTGATCTAAGTGGTATTGCAACCCTTGCTTCTGGTGGAATCGTAACGAAACCAACAATTTCTTTAATCGGTGAAGGTGGTGAACCAGAAGCAGTAATCCCATTGTCAAAGTTGGGTGGTATGGGTGGTGGTGATGTGTACAACATCACAATCAACAGCAAGATTGCAGATCAAACTTTGCCAGATTTGTTGGTTGCTGAACTGCGTAAGTTCAATAGGCGTTCTGGTGCAATTGATATTCAGGTGGCGTAATGGCTGGGTTGAATGACATTGGTACATACAAAGTTGAACTTGATGCTGGTTTCTACCAGAATGTTTTTACCCTTGATGATGATCTGCTAGGTATTCTTGATGAAGATTTTTTGGAAGGTTCAACAACTTTCTTTGATGTAACAGAATATGTAGTTGGTGTAACTATTAAGCGTGGGCGTAGTAGTCAAGATGCACAGTTTGGTGCTTCAACTTGCAACATCACTATTGATGATTTACTTGGTCAGGATAAGTTCAGCGTTGCTAATAGTGCCAGCCCGTATTGGAATAGTGATCGTGGGCGTTTGGGGTTTGAACCACGCAGACAGGTACGCATTTCACGCAATGATCAATATATGTTTAATGGGTTTATTGTGAGTTACAACACAGAGTTCAGCATGGATAATCACAACATGATTTCTATTGAATGCGCTGATGCGTTCCTAAACTTATCAACAACAACTATCAATGGTTTTACCCCACCAGCAGAAAAATCAGGTGCAAGGGTGGACAGGATTTTAGGCTTACCAGAAGTAAGTTTTCCTACAGACCCAGCACCTATTATTGCTACTGGTGTTGCTAATCTTTCAAACCTTGCTGTTGCTACGCAAACACCATTGGCGTATTTCAATATGTTGATTGCAGAAGCAGAGCAGGGCAGAATGTACATTGATCGCAATGGGGCTTTGAATTGGGAAGAACGCACGCCTAACAGCACAGATGCATCACCAACTATTATCTTTGCTGATAATGATGCTGCCAAGATTCCATATTCAACACTGGAAGTTATTTATGAATAGGCATCATCATGGCTGAATCAGTAGCCCGTAGAAGTTCTATACGCCCAGACAGCATCTTAAATGATGTGATTATCATTGTTGCGCCTAACCCAGCACAGCCAACACCAACAGATCAGCAAAGCCAAGACACAACTTCACAAGATAACTATGGTCTGCAAAGTATTGTTATTACTGATAGCCCGTTGCTTAGTGATGCTGATGCGTTGATTCTGGCTGATTACCTATTGCGTGCCGATCCTAACTACTGGTTCACAGGACTATCAATCAATATGCACAGATTGACAGACCCACAACGCAGTGCTGTAGCAACGCTTGATATTGGTGATTTTGTTGGTGTGATAAAATCATTCAAATATGGCACACCTTCTGTGGTTCAAAAGAACCTTTATGTTGAAGGCATTGATCATAGAATTACTAGCACTACGCATCATATTGATTTACACTTTTCACCTGTGGGTTATTCACAAGAATGGGCTGGTGTCACGCCAACACTTACATGGGAATCAGTACCTGCTGGGTTATCGTGGTCTAATCTGATCTGGACAATTTTGTAAGGAACACATGGCAGGCACAACAACAAACTTTGCAATTCCATACCCATCATCATCTGATTATGTAACTGATGGTGCTACAGCCATGCGCAGTATTGCTGATCAGGTTGATGCTGTTTTGTTCACTGGTTCTTCTTCAGGCAATTTGCTTATCAATGGGGCTATGCAGGTAGCACAACGCAGTACAAGCGTGGCACTCATTTCATCGGGCAATACTTACCACACTGCTGACCGTTACAAAACAGAAATGAGTTCGCTTGGCACATGGACACAATCAGTAGAAAATGATGCACCAACAGGTTCAGGATTTCGCAAGTCATTAAAGATGCTTTGCACAACAGCAAACGCTTCTCCTGCTGGTGGTAATTATTGCGTGTTTTATCAATTATTAGAAGGTCAAAACTTACAAGCGATAAGAAAAGGCACAGCATCAGCGCAAACACTTACTGTTTCTTTTTGGGTTAAGTCAGGGGTAATTGGTACATACATTTGTGAAGCGTTTGACCTTGACAATAATCGTCAAGTCTCAAAGTCGTACACTATTAACGCTATAAATACTTGGGAATACAAAACACTTACATTCCCTGCTGATACAACAGGCGCATTTGATAACGACAATGGTGCTTCGTTACATCTTCAATGGTTTCTTGGTGCAGGTTCTAACTTCACGAGTGGAACACTTAACACTGTTTGGAATACTTCGGTTAATGCCAATCGTGCTGTTGGGCAAGTTAATCTTGCAGCAGGCAACAATGCTGCTGTTAATTATTGGCAGATGACTGGCGCACAATTAACTGTTGGTTCTATTGCTACACCATTTGAGTTCAGATCGTTTGCTGATGACCTGCAAGACTGCCAACGGTATTGCTTGTCGTATGTAAACCTTGCAATGGGGTACACACGAAACGGTATTGATGTATATTCTCCTCTTTGTGATTACCCAACTGTAATGAGAACGGCACCGACGCTTCGTTCGGGAGCAACATTTACCGTAAGCACGGGAAGTGCTGGTACTGTTACTCTTGCAGGGGAAACCACACTCAACCGAGCATGGCTTTACAATGGTTCAAATAACTGGAGTACGGGAGCAATTGTAAAAGTTACTGCTATTTTGGAAGCGGAATTATAATAATGTATAAACAAATAAAACATTATCCCGAAGAAATAAATTATGTTGTTTTTAGGATTTTGGATGGGGCGATGATTCCACCCGACCCTGCCAACTCTGATTATCAGGCGTATTTAGCGTGGGTTGCTGAAGGTAACACAGCAGAAGAATGGACAGGTAACTAATGGCTGGTTTAGGCGCAAAACTTTTCGCATCGTTCAGTAAACTAACAGCAGCAGATGTTAATGGTTATCTTGCTGACCAATCCATTATGCGTTTTGCTTCTACAGCAGCCCGTGATGCAGCGTTTGGTGGTGCAGGTGAACCAACACTTGCTGAAGGTATGACCTGTTATCTAGATGATACAAATCAGATTCAGTCATACACAGGTTCAGCATGGGTAACACTTACAAGTTCTACTTACCCACCAGCACTAGAACTTATTACAACTTGCACAGTTACTTCTGTTGGTGGAACTAGCGCAACAGCATCAGGTGGTGTAATTACAATCGGTAACGGGAATACAAGCATTACGGTATCTAATGCGTTTAGTGCAAACTATGACAATTACAAAATATTGATGCACAATGCAATAAATACCACAATTGCCAATATCTCTTGTGTGTTAGGCGCAACAGTAACTGGTTATTCATCAACACGCATAAAAAACTCGCCCAACAATGGAACGCCAGCAGGAAATGGTATTGATGCTGGTGGTTCTTGGGGATATTTTGGGGGCGCATCACCAAACTTTGTAGTTCTGAATGCAGATTTATACAACCCATTCAACGCAAGGTACACAGTTTATAGTGGTGCATACATGGTTGAGAATGGCGCAAACTCTGATATTGGAACAACACAAGGTTTTTTAAGTAACACGACTTCATACACATCTTTTGCGTTAAGTGGTGGAACTTTTAGTAGTGGCACCCTTTGCGTCTATGGATATCGCAAGTGAATGAAGTAGCGGTTGCTGTTATTGGTATGGCTACTGCGTTGATTGTGGCGTTGATTGAAACTACACGCAGGCAAAACAACAGAGATCATGCCAGCAATTCAGACAAACTAGACAGCGTTATAAACAAAATAGATAAGGTAGATGGCAGACTAGGTACACACATTGATTGGCACGCCCACAAAGATAAATAATCTACGCTGGCTGATCTTTGTACCTGTTGCTTTACTAGCGTTCTTCACTTGGTCGTTTCCTGCAAAAGCAGCCAACCCAATAATTACTGCACCAACTGATTTCTGGTTTGAATATGAACAACCAACACTGTTCATAGCCCAAACTTATATGGTTGAAGGCTTTAACTCTGATCCCCAACTGTGGCTTTACAATGAGACAGGCACAGAATTAATTAGCAATGATGATTACAGTGGGTTGCAATCGTACATTTCTATTGAAGTTCCTGCTGGCAAATATCGGCTTAGGGCTGGCACCTGCTGCTGGCAACCTGATGTGTGGCGTTCTGGCAATGGCTGGAATGTGCAGTATGAACTTTCTTTTAATGGCATGGGTTCTATGCAGACCACTACGCAAGCCCCTACTACTACTAGCACAACCACAACCACAGTGCCTATCACCACTACTTCTACAAGTACGACAACTACAACGACAACCACAACATCAACAACCACAACAACAGTGGTACCAACAACAACCAGTTCATCTTCAACAACTACAACAACAGAGCAGCCAACAACAACTACTACTTCTTATCCTGAAACACAGACCACACATCAAGTTCAAACAACTCTGGTTCAGGCGCAAACAACTGTGGTTCAGACAACAACAACTGTTGCTGATGATCCGATTGTGACCAATCCACCTGTGACCACATCTGTGCCTGCGCCAGTTCTTTCTGTTCCTTCAACAACTTCTGTGCCTCAAACAACCACACCCACGACAACCTTGCCAGAAGCAGCGTCATCAACATCAGTACCAATTCAAGAACCATCATTAGAAACCCCTACAGAAATAGTTGATAACCAAATCATAGAACTTCTAACCAACATAGACACAGCATCACAAACAGAAATACAAGCAGTGGTTACTGAAATCCTTGCCAATGAAATCACATCTGATCAGGCTGTTGAACTGGCAACCAGTGCAACAGTGCTTGAAAGTGTGTCTGCTGATGAAGCAACACAGATCTTTGAAGCCATTGATTTAGAAACCATAGAACCAGAACAATTAACAGAACTGATTGCTGTGGTGCAAACTGCTTCAGAAAGTGTCCGTGAATCCTTTGAAACAGCCATCAATGTTTTTGATGGTAAAACAGATACCTATGTACCGTTAGGTTCTACAGTTCCGATTTCAACACGCAGACTTGTTGTGGCTGCTGGCGCAATGCTTGCTGCTGTGCCAACAGGAACACGCAAAGTAAATTGACCGTGAAAGAAAACAACATGGGGCATACTGGTATGAAGTATGAATAGATTTTTGGGTGAAGTATCTGGTTTGGTTTGGACATTGTGTGGAACAGCACTGGTTCTGATCACACTGTCAGGTGATACCAGAAGAATTGGTTTATACATTGGTGCAACAGGGTTGGTTATCAACCTTATTGCTTTAGCCCTATCTGGGAAAGAAGAAGAATGAAAACTGCAATTAGTATTATTCAGCGCATCATCAGCACATTTGTTGTGAATGCAATGGCAATCATTGGTGGTGCTTCCATCATTGGTGGTATTCCAGTAGCCAAATCAGCGTTGCTTGCAGGCATCAGTGCCTGTGTGACAGTGATTGAAAGACTTGCAAGATCATCTGTTGATGGCAACCTAACTGCTGCTGAAATCAATGCAGCATTCACTGGTGTAACACCAGAAGAAAAGCAAAACTGATGCCCAGAAAATATCCCTACTACCCAAGTTTTAATGGGGGTGGTGAAAAGAAAGTAACAGCAAAACTTGTTGCGTTGTGTAATGCCCGTTGGCAAACAAAATCTTTGGGTACATACACAGTGCGTTTGATGCGTAACAGCCACACCAAAAATATGAAGATCGGTGATGCAGGGTATGAAAAGTATTTATCAGTTCACGCAACTGGTTTTGCAGCCGATATTCAATACCGTGATGAAACTGTTGCACGCCAGATGTGGGATTGGTTTCTAGGTTCATCAGTGATTGATGGCAAAGAAGTAGAACACAGTGAACACTTAGCGTTATGTGAAATACATTGGTATGCGTATGGTGATTTTGGTGCAGGGTGGCGTTGCAGTAGAGGTTCAGGAAAATCGGGTGTAAAGATTTTCACCAAAGATGATAATGCTGGATCATTTGAAGGTTCACCACGCTGGTTGCACATAGAAGTTTCTGATATGACAGCGCAAGAGTTTGAAAAAAGATGGCGTGAATTGCCTAAGCCAGAATAGATCTGGGTGGGGTTGGCTCGCTGTCTGCTGACCCTGCCCACCTTGTAAAGAAAAACCCCAGCACACAAACCAAACAAGTGTGCTGGGGTTTTCTGCTGTCTAAATCTGCCACCATTCTTTGCCCCACATATATGCAGGGTGAACACCAAGCCTGATTGCAATTCTGTCTGCTCTTGCATAATGCACTGTGGCTGTTCCTTCACTGGCACGCCATTTCACTACAGTGCCGATATTGACACCAAGCAGTTGTGCAGCATCACGCACAGGTAAGTTATCTATGGCACGCAATATAGGTGTTGTTGAAAGCCTTGCTACTCTCTCACGCTTCCACGCATCTTCAACACCTACTTCAGTCATGCTTAGTTGTTGCTGGGTAAATCCCCATGATGCGTTGGGTATGCAATCGGCATAATCAATTCACCTGTTGATAAACCCAATGAAGTTTCAATGGCAACAAGATGGTGAAGTGATGGTACAGATTTGCCATGTTCCCATGCGCTAATCAATGGTTGTGTGATTCCCATGCGTACTGATAGATCACGCTGGCTTACACCTGCGCTGATGCGTGCAGACAGGATCGCTGTTGCGCTGTAGTTCAGTATCTCTGGGCTTAGTGTTTTTTTCTTTGGCATATGCTGTCTTTCTAGGGGTGGGTTACTTGGTACTGATATTACCATTGCTTGTTGCACGCCAGTTGCCCAACCCTAATCCTTTGTTGTAGATCAATGCTGCAACTGCCAGATTGCAACTTGGCTTTTGCAGGGTAAGTATCTCTTTGGTTTTGCAAGTTTGGTAGGTAAGTGATTTCCATGTGCTGTTGATTTGCAACAACCCGATATCATAAGAACTTATATACCTGCATTTACGGTATGTGGCTGCTGGTGACAGTTTGCAGTTGTCATGGTCGTAACCCTTTTTGTAGTTCCAGCCAACAGCAGTTTGCTGGCATCTTGATTCACGGTACATAATCCCTGCAAACACTTTTACTGGTAGCCCATTGTCACGCATCAACTGATGCCATTGCTGGCAAGGTAATTCTTTACTGTCTGAATATGTGGCTGCTTTGCTGTCCTGTGCGAACAAAGCAAAGATCAGCAGATGCAGAAGTAAAGCAATGATGATGATGCGTGTGGCTGGGTGTTTCATGGGTGTGCTTTCCCTGCCACGCTGTAAAGGATTTCCACGCTTGGTGGCTGTCTGTATCCCGTACTGGCGTTTGCGCTACTGTCACAGGCTTACAGGCACATCTGGTGCAATGCTGGGTGCGCTAGGCAGATTTGATTATGACCACGCTTGGTGGGTAACTAGGGGCTGGTGGGTTAAACCCTAATCACAGGTTGTGTCACTGTGGTGGCAATCGGTTGAAACCCTTATCTGGCAAGGGTTATAAATTGATGCTTGCAAGTAGATATAAATGGTGGTTATAGTTCTGGTATCAGGAATCAACCTGACATAAACCAAAGGAAACCCAGCCATGAAACAATCAGAGATTCAAGAAATTATCAACGAAGCACCAACAACAATTTTTAATAGCAACGCCAGATACAACGGAGATTTTATCGTTGTTGGTTTTGTTAAAGAATCACGCAGCAAGTACAAAACACCAATGGTGTATGCACAAACAAAGCAAGTTTATTTCAATGAAGAAACAAAGACCACCACTATCAGCAATAATGTTCAAAACAAATCATTGCGCATTGTTAGTGGCGTATTCAGTGAATCAATTGAAAATTACACAACACACAAAGTTGTCATGGCTGAACGCAGTAAAAACTTTAAGATTGCACAAGAACAAAACATTGATGCAATGAATCAAATCAAACCTGAACTTGCACGCTTGTTGAAAACACTTAACATTGAAAACAAAGAATATAATTTTTCAACATCAGCAACAACATTTAAGATTGAACTTGATGTAAATAACGCAAATCAATTATTAACTTTGTTGAACACAATTACATTTGCAAAGGCAGGTAAGTAATGAACACCAATGGACTTAACTACACAGAGCAGCGTGGAACAATCACCTACATGAAACCCGATTACAGTTTCAGAACTGTTGATGGCTGGTTCTCACTAGAAGGATTAACAGTGGTGATGCGCAAAGTTGGTGGGCGTAATCGTTCTGCATTCTGTGCATTAGACACAGTGCATGACTTCCAGCCATATGACGCAGAAGCAGAAAAGTTTGCTAAGGAATTCAAAGCATTGGTTGCACGCACAAAGAACCAGTAACAATCCCCCAGCATTAGCCCCACCTGTAATGGGTGGGGCTTTTGTTTGTGTCAGCACACATCACAAGGCAGATCATCAACCAGTGCTGTGCCAGCGTCATTCCAGCCCATACGCATCTTTGTACCCTTACACCTGAAACAAACGCCTACAGAGCGTGTGGGGCTGGTCTGTGTGGATTGTAGAACCTTTGCCAGTTCCCTATCAAACTGCATCACACTAGGAACAGTGGCGCATCTGGTCAGGGCATCACGCACATCATCAACAGACCAGCCAGAATCCAATGCAGCACTGATCACAGATTGCAAAGCAAAAAACGCACGCTTACCTGTTGGCGTTTTGCCACCTGTGCGTGTCTTGTACAACTGCCACCATTCATCAGCAAGTGTGTTCACGCTTGCCTGTTCTTGACTCTGGTTAATACTGACTATAGTTCTAGGGTTGTTTTTGTCCCTACCTGTAGGTGCTTTATTGTCTCTAGGTAGGGGCGTTTTTGTCTCTACCCCAGCATTAGTTATCACTGTGTAATGATTGCTAGTCAGATCACCATTGGCTGATGTGCGTTGGTGCATACTCACAGCACCCAAAGCAACCAGTTCTTTCAATGCTCTATCAATACTTTTGGTTGTGGTGATACAACGATCTGCAAGGGTTTTGCGTGATGGGTGGCAGCCACCAGAATCTTTGTCTGCATACCGTTGAAGTGTTGCGTACAGCCTGACAGCCAACGCTGAAACATCAGCGTATAAAACCCATTCAGGCACTATTGAAAAGTAATTATCAGCAGTGATTCTTTGTGTCATGTTTGTTCTTTCATGCGTGGGTTTGACACTCTAGGTGGTACCATCAGCATCTGCATGGTTGCGCTAAAGCGTTGTTATGTTTGTTCATGTGAAAACCCTTGCTGGCTAGTTCAGTAAGGGTTTTTGCATTTGTGGGTTTCAAGTATGACACACCCATCTGTCATAGTTATCACATGAAGAAAATAACTAAACCCACACATGGCACCCTTGAATGGTTGCAGACACGCCACAAGCATGATGGGCAAACCATTGTGGGCGCATCAGAAGTATCAAGCATCATGGGTTGCAATGACTGGAAAAACATTATTGATTTGGCTATAGAAAAAATGCAGCCACCAGTAGTGCGTGAACAGAATGAAGCAATGAAGCGTGGCACATGGCTTGAATCAGGATTGATTACAGCAGCGCAAGAAGAACTAAACCTGCAAGTTGAAACACCAGAAGTGATGTACCTGAATGGCAGGTTGATAGCCACGCTTGATGGGCTTGCTGATGATGGGCGTTTGATTGAATGCAAGACCACTACCAAATGGGTTGCCAATGAACAGTGCCTGCCTGAATGGTATTGGCAAGCACAAGCACAGATGTTTTGCAGTGGTGCTGAACTGGTTACTTTTGTGGTGTTAGATCGCCAACTGCGTATCAGTATGTTTAATGTTGAACGCCACAACAATGATATTGAATTGATGGTTGAAAGGGTTACAGCGTTCTGTGAATCCATTGATGCAGACAAACTGCCAGAAGATGTGCCACTGAACTACACACAGGTATCACTGCTGCACCCACAGCCATCTGGGGAACTGCAACTAGACAGTGCATCACTATCACTGATTATGGAATGGAACGCAGCCAAAGCAGCGTTGAAAGAAATACAGCAACTCGAAAACGATCTGAAAGACAAACTTGCCAACCTCATGCGTGAACACGAAATAGCCAGCATTGATGGTCAAAAGGTATTGACATTCAAAGCCCAATCAACCAGCCGATTTGACAGCAAAGCATTCAATGATGCACACCCAGACATGGCTAAACAGTTCAGCAAAACCACATCATTCAGAGTGATGCGCACAGTGAAAGGTGCAGTGTGATGACACAGCCACAGATATACAGCCTGCTTACACAAGTGATGACAGATGCAGGTGCAGTGAAGAAGGGTGATTTCAACAGCCACCAGAAGTTCAACTTCAGAGGAATTGACGCAGTGATAAATGCTGTGTCACCAGCGTTGCGCAAGCATGGCGTTGTTGTAGTACCAACAGTAATCACCAGTGATTATGAATCTGTGCAGGTAGGGCAGAACAGAACAGTGATGGGACACGCACGCATCACAATCACCTACACCTTCTACGCACCAGATGGTTCAAGCGTGGCTGCAACTGTCAGTGCAGAATCTATGGACAGTGGGGACAAAGCCACAGCAAAGGCATACAGCGTTGCATTCAGAACAGCACTGCTACAAACACTGTGCTTACCAACTGATGAAGCAGACCCTGATTCAGATACTTATGAGAGATCAGCGCATGATGCACCAAACCGTGAACAACCAACACGCATTGAAAGACCACAGCAGGCTGCGCAACCTAACAAACCACCAACTAAAACATCAGGTGCAGTTATCACTGAAGCGCAAACAAACTTCATCAACAACTTGTTGCGCCAAACAGAATGTGATGAACAACTGTTGGTAGATCAGTTTGGTTCTGGCATTGCTGGTATGTCATCACAAGTTGCTAAGAAAGTAATTGATGCGCTGTTGTCAGTGCGCAAGGGTGAAGCAGAAATTGTGTTGGGTTCTGATGGCAAGTTTGCCATTGCGTAAAACTTTCTGAAATCGTGTCAAATTATTTTTCAAATTATTTTTGATGCTTATGTTGCAAGGGTTACATTTTTTGGTTTCTCTGTTTTGGGGCTGTTTTGCAATTTCAAAAAAACCCAATGTGATAAAGTGTGGTTATGAAACAAACAACATTGTTCAAAATCAATAACAGGATTCTTGAACGCAACACAGAAATATCAATCACTGGTGAATCAGGAAGATTCAAATACCTTTACCAGAACATGAGTGATGGCAGCATCACTTGTTATGGGGGCAAGACAGGTCATGCCATGTACCGATCATTCATGCCTGATCGGGTGAAGCGCATTCACTCTAAGAAAAAGTTGCGCTAATGGCTGGGGCTTTGGAACCCAAGCCAGATAAGGCTTTGAAGGGATACTTGCGTAAAGGTATAACTGGTGGTTATAATTCAGGTATGAACAAAAACATAACCACACACAAAGCAATCAAAGTCACAGGGTATGGACAACCAGCATATGAATATCGTGATTTCATTATCAAGAAAACACAAGATGGTGAATGGGTATGGCGTAACTGGAAAAGCAAAAGCACCACAATGTTTGGCAGCAGCAAAAGTTACACAGATCATTACTTCAGAACATTGACGAATGCAAAAGCATTTGTTGATTCAAGAATTGATGGTGAATGATGAACGCCAGATGGAAATGCCCAACCTGCAACGCAGGTGTGATTGCACCAACCAAGCCACGCAAGAATGATGTGCGCAGGTACTGCCTGCCATGTTCAGCAAAGGCAGGTGTGCTTGTTGAACGCAGCGCACCAGCATTAGAAAAGAAGCGTGAAGCAAAAAAAGAAACCACCAAGAAAAAGACAACAGCCAAGCGTGCAACCATCAGCAAAAACAATGCACCTGCCAAAGAGCAAGCACGCATTGATGCGCAGCGTGTGAAGATGATTCACAAAGAAGCAGAACGCATCTGGCGTTTGATGCAGCCGTATCACAATGGCAGACCACTACCCAGAATCAAGATCGTGCGTGGGCAGAATCGTGGCAGGCAATATGGTCACGCTATGTCTTTCATAAACTTGATTCAAGTGAATGTAGATCTTGATCAAACCATTCACAGAAGCAGGCGTGTGTGGCAAGTGTTGGCACATGAACTTGCGCACTGTGCAGTACCACCAAAAGCCACTGCTAATGGTAAGCGTGATGTGCATTCAAAAGAGTTCTACCAGTGCCTGCGTGAAGTGTGGCAAAAACGCTGGAAGTGCAGCATCTCATTTTTCAAAGTATCCACATGGGGTTATTCAGTTGATTACATCATTCAAAACCAAGCAACACATTTAATTGATTGGGTACTGCCCACTAGAGAAAAGACAACAACACAATGGGAAGATTAATAGAAGTGATAACAAGCCACAGCACAGTGCTAGGCGCAAAAGCATTTCTGATCATGGGTGACTACGCACACAACGGTAACGCTGTGCAATCACTGCCACTATCAGTACAAGACCTTTGCGATCTGGCTTCTGAACTGTTACAAGCAGCAATACACATGAACACAGATGCTGCTGTTGATGCAGCAGACAGGCAAGCAGATCGTGCATCTGGCAAAGGCACTGACCAGTACGCATTAGAACTTGCCAAGCAAAGAGAGAAAGACAGAGCATCAGGGATTTACGCCACTAATCCAGTAGGCGCAGCAGCACGCCAGTTGAAAGACACACAATGACCAGTGACCAACCCAACCTGTTTGATAATCAAGAACCATCAGATGATGACCTGATGCCCTACGCAGGCACAGCAGGCTTTGTCAATCAGCCTGCCAGTAAGGAAAGAGCCAAGAGAGAAACAGCCAATGGCAAAGCCATCAAGCGTGCCAGACAAATATTGCATCTGCTGTCACTCAACCCAGAAGGTTTGACCTATCAACAGGTTGGTGATTTGCTGAATCTGCATCATGGGCAATCATCTGGTGCGTTATCAATCCTTCACCAGAATGGTGTTGTGTTCATGCTGCACAAAAAGATCAACAGGTGTCATGTGTATGTGCATTCAAATCAGCGTTACAAATATGAAGATGCTGAACGCATTGATGAACCTGCTTCTACTGTGGCTAGGCGTAGGCGTGAAGAACTAGAACAGTTATTAGAACTGGTGATGGAACAGGTGCGCACAGCACGCATCACAGATTCACGCATCATTGAATGCGCATTGCAACTGAACAACCATCAGTGATGTTCTACACTGCATGAATGGAAGAAGAAGCACCACGCAAAGGTGAATGCCCATGTGGGTGTGAACTGTTTGGCAACATAACTAACCAGCGTCATGTGCGTGGGTGTTCCTGCAAGCGTTGCATGGGTGCTAGGAATCGGCGCAAAGGTTTGACCAAGCAGCGCACAGCACGCAAGGCTTTAGGTGTGAAACCATCAAACAAGTTTGGTGATGCCAATGAAGAAAACTGGCAAGATTCATTGTTTGCTAATGAAGTCAAAGCAGGCAAGCAGATACAGCCAGCAGTTACAGCGTGGCTGCGTATTGAAGCACAGGTGTTATCTAACCAGTCTGATTATGGAAGTCTGCGTAAGCCCACTAGGGCTGTGCTGATGCCTGATGGGTGGTCTGATGGGCTGGTGATGGTCAAGTTGTCTGTGTGGGCTGAATTGATTGCACCTGCGCTGGCTGCCTACTATGACCAATCCTAAAACCCTTGCCAGATAAGGCTTTGAACAGGGTGGTTGTGTTTGAGTATCAGGTGTGCTTATAATGTCTGTATGGAAACAAACACACAAAATATAATGAAGCCACGCAGAACAGCCACAGGCACAAAAATCCATCTTGGATTTGATGGAATGCGCCAATTTGCTTGTGGTGCAAGAGGAACTGGTAGCCCACTATTGAATGCAGAAGTAACTTGTGCCAAGTGCGCACAGTCTCACTTTCACACTCGCTGGTTGGAATGGGCATCAAAGTAATGAAAAGGAATCACACACCAATCAACCAGTTGATTCTGGAAACCAAAGATTTATCAATGTTCACCATTGAACGCATCATTACTGCTGATGCAAAGTATTGGTTGCTTACCGATATACGCACAAAATCAACACGCAACTTCAAAACCAAATACAACGCAGAACTTGCAATTGTTGCAGTGGTCAAATGGGCAATGAAATAATGAACACCAGCAACACCATCAGCACCTGTTATGATTCAGGTATGAACAAAACCACAACCACCATCAAGATTGCTAATGGCTACATTTATCGTGGCGTACACATTAAGCGTGATTACCACTACACCAATGGTAAAGAATGGGCATACACATTTGTGATGCGCAGTGCAAAACCCAATTATGAACTTTGCCCAACTTTGCGTGGTGCAAAAATTGAAATTGATGCGCTGATAAAGCAAGGCAATTACATAGCAAAAGATGATTGGTTGTATCACCCATCATGTGATGAAGTGAACTGACACACCCAATCAATAGAAAGACAGCACATGGAAGATCTAATAACAATCAGCGTGGTACTAACCATTTTGGCTATTGCCATTCACAAACACAGAAAGATTTGGCAATGAAAACCAACAAACCAAACATCATCAACTACAAAACCCAATACCAATTGATGCGCCTATCAGAACACCTGATGCCATTGATGCCAGAAGCAATCATTGACAGGTTCAGCGCAGTGCTAACACCACGCATGAACACAGCAGAACAAAACCCACAACACTTCCACCCAGATCGTTTTGATCTGGTTGTTGATTGGGGCTGCACAATGCACAACGCCATTAGGCGCAAGATCTCCCAATAGAGAAGAAAGAAAGAACCATGTTCAACAAACAACACAAAATAGAACCAACACTGATGAAAGCATTGCGAGACATTGCAACACTTCAACACCAAACAACAATGATTACAAGATCGCTGATAGCAACCAAAATGGCAGCCAACCTGCCATTGCATTCATGGGAACAAGAACGCTTTGATGCTTTGACAGATGCAGAACAAACCTACATTTACAACCTTGCCAAAATCACCAACATCAGCAAACCAGTGATTAACAACATTGTGACCAGCACCAACCCACCAAAGCGCACACGCATTGACAGCCAGAATGCCAACGCACGCTGGACAAAGAAAGAAGATGCACAGTTATTGAGACTTAAAAAAGTTGGCACTGATATGTCTGACATTGCTAAGACTCTTGGCAGGTCATATAAAGCGTGCCAGTTGCGCTGGAACAAACTTCAACCAAAGAAACGCTGATAATCAGTGGCTTTAATGTGTCAAATAACAACCCTTGATGGCGCAACTTTTGATGCGCCAATCACACTGAAGGTTCTAACTGAATGGGAAGAACACACAGGTAAAAGCATGGGTGATCTATCGCAACCTGATGCAACTGATTTTGCGTACATAGCGTGGCGTGCTGCGTTCTATGCACGCAAGATCAGCCGATACACCAACTTCATCAAGTTTCAAAAGATGGTTGTTGGTTGGGACATTCTCAACATTGAACCTAACGCTGTTGAACAGATAGAAGAATGGTTGAAGAATCAATGAACAGCCCACCAGAACGCTGCAAAGCGTGTGAACAGTTAGTACATGAATGTATATGTTCATACCCACACAAACACAAGAAAGAAAAACCCAATGAGAAACGCACGCATGGAACGCTGGTACAGACACAACATCACAACAGTTGATGCCAAAGGTAAAACCATCACAACACCAACACTGATGCCAACACCACCAGAACCAAACCCAGACAACCCCAACGCACCTGTTCATTCAGAATGGGTAGCAGTAATGAGAAACCAAACAAAATGACAAACACAGACAGCACAACAATCAAGCGTGGTCGTGGATCACTGCCCAAAGACATAACAGAACATGGCATATCTATGTACACCCGTAGGGGCTGTAGGTGCGACATATGCAGATCAGCGAGATACGCACAGCAAAAGAGTTACCGTAAGCGCAGTGATGAAGTGAAACTACGCCTAGATCCAACACCACTGCTGGAACGCTTAGAAGCCACAGGCAACCTTGCTGAAGTACACAGAAACAAACGCCAGCAATGGCAGAAGAATGGCATTGATGTGTATTGGGCTGACTACTACTGCATCAAGTTTGGTTATCACCCATCAGAGATATTTGGTTCAGCGTTCTACCAACTAACCAATGAAGAAGAAGAAGCAGCATGACCAAGAACGCAACAATTATGTTAGGTGATGCACGCACAAGACTTGATGAGATACCAGAAAAATCAGTGCAGTGCTGCATTACTTCACCCCCATATTGGGGTTTGCGTGACTATGGAAAAGAACAGCAGATTGGATTGGAACAAACACCCAATGAATATGTATCAGAACTGGTAATTGTGTTTGATGCTGTTTGGCGTGTACTAAAAGATGATGGTGTGCTGTGGCTGAATCTTGGCGATAGTTACGCAGGCAACAACAGCAGAGCCAGCAACAACGGTAGAGCAGGCTTCGGAACAGAGCGTGAAGGTGTATTTACAAAGACTGGTGATGGCATCAAACCCAAAGATTTAGTTGGTATCCCTTGGCGTGTTGCGTTTGCTTTACAAGATGCAGGTTGGTATTTGCGCCAAGATATTATTTGGCATAAACCAAATCCCATGCCTGAATCAGTAACAGACAGATGCACAAAATCACACGAATATCTATTCCTGCTAACCAAAAATCCTACATATAAGTTTTACAATGAAGCAATAAAAGAACCTGCTATTTGGGCAACTGACACACGACACGACAAAGGCAGATTGACCTATGAAGGAAAAAGGCAAGGTGTTGAAGGCACAGGGCAAGAAGCGTTTGTTTCAATAAAAGAAACACGCAACAAGCGTTCTGTTTGGTCAATACCAGTTAAACCATTTAGGGGTGCGCATTTCGCTGTGATGCCTGAAGCACTGGTTTTACCATGCGTGTTGGCAAGCACCATAGAAGGTGACACTGTATTAGATCCATTCACAGGTTCAGGAACAGTTGCAGTTGTAGCAATGGCAAACAACAGAAACTTTATAGGCACTGAACTAAACCCTGAATACGCAACCATTGCAGAACACAGAATCACTGATGATAACCCAATGTTCAACACAGTAACAATCAAACAGACATAACCAATGACGATAGGTAGCACACCAGAAATAGGTACAACCTTTGGCTTATGGCGTGACATGACACCACAGCAACGCACAGACTGGTTTGCATACATGGAAAAAAATTGGGGTGCCTACCTGATGGCTGGATACGCAACACTTGTACACAACAAAAACAACAGGTACTACAAAAAAAAAGAGCCACCCACCCCACCATGCCTAGACCACCACGCACCTGCCTTACCTGCGGAACACTGCACCACAACCCATCACGCTGCGATCAATGCGAAACCAAAAGAGAAACACAAAGACAACGACACAGAGACAAGAGCCACTACGACTACACCTACCGCAAGGCAGCCAAGCAGGTGCGAGACAACGCCACGATCTGTTGGTTATGTGGCGAAGGATACAGACCAGATGACCAGTGGACAGCAGACCATGTGATACCAGCAGACATGAACAGCCCACTAGCCCCAGCGCACAAGTCATGCAACAGCAGCAGAGGCAACAGAACATAAACAAAAACCCAAACACAAACCCAAACACCACAACACAACACCAAATAACCCCACCAGACCCCCACAGGACACACCACAACCCAACAACACACCAAACATAAGCCAAACCCCACCCCACGCACACCCAGACCCTCACAGAGCGTCTGACAGCATCACATCACATGATGTCCCCGTGTATATGCGATTTTTTCAGGGTGGGGTTCTTCTTCACCCCTGCCCCGTCTCTCTGTGTACAATGTCAGCAAATAGGGTTTCTGATACAAGCAACCCTGATGACAGCAAGAAGGTTTTGGTGATGGCTGGTACTAGCAGATCTGGTGGGCGCAATCGTGTGCCAACTGAAGTGAAGGTGAAGCGTGGTGAATCTGTGCGTGGCGTTCCACGCAATGTTGCGTTGGCTGTTGTTAAAGATTCTGGTGCTGTGATTTCGGCTGGTGTTCCTGATCCTGTTAGGGCTTTGATTGCTGGTGGTTATGGTGAAGAACTGTGGCAACGCTTGTGGGCGTTCAGTGCTGCGTGGCTTAGACCAGATACAGATTTGGAACTGGTGCAGATGCTTTGTGAAATCACTGATGAAGAACAGCAGTTGCGTAAGCAGGTGCGTGAACTTGGTGATTGGCGTGACCGTGTGCAGTTGCGTAATTTGGAAAAGATGAAGTTCAGCATGATGTGTTCATTGGGTTTGACACCTGTTGATCGTTCACGCTTAGGTGCTGTGGCTGTGAAGGTTGAAACACAAATGGAAATGTTTAGAAAGAGTGTGAATGGCAAGCGTTCCAGCCAAGCCTAAGCAAGCGTGGAAGCCTGCGTATGCGACACCACAGCGCAGTGTGATTAGTGATGGTGATGATGTTATTGCTTTTGCAGAATATTTTTTGCGTGTTACCAAAGGTGTGCGTGCTGGTGAACCCTTAACTTTTACTGATTGGCAACAGTGGCTGTTGCGTGCATTGCTAGAACGCAATGATGCTGGCAGGTTGCGTTACAAGCGTGCGTTGATTGGTCTGCCCAGAAAGCAAGGTAAATCTTTGCTGGGTTCAGCGTTGGCGTTGTATGGGTTGTTTGCTGGTGAAGCAGGTGCTGAAGTTTATTCTGCTGCTGGTGATCGTCAGCAGGCACGCATTGTTTTTGAAGAAGCAAAACATCAGATTCAGCGTTCATCATCTTTGATAAATGAATGCAAGGTTTATCGTGATGCTATTGAAGTACCTTCCACTGGTGCTATCTATCGTGTGCTTTCTTCAGATGGCAAACTGGCACAGGGATTAAACCCATCACTGGTGGTGTTTGATGAACTTCATGTGCAACGCAATGATGATTTGTATGACGCACTAACAATGGGTTCTGGCGCACGCCTAGATCCATTAGTGGTTGCTATCACCACTGCTGGGTTTGATCTTGAATCTTTGTGTGGTCGTTTGTATCAGTATGGCAAAAGGGTTGCTGCTGGTGAAGCCAGTGAAGATCAGTTTGGTTTCTGGTGGTGGGAAGCCAAAACAGATTGTGATATCAATGATGAAAAGCAATGGAAGATTGCCAACCCTAATCTGGCGTTGGGCTTGTTAGATCTTGATGATATGCGTGTGTCTGCACGCCAATCTAGTGAAGCAGCAATGCGCAGGTTCAGATTAAACCAGTGGACACGCAGCCAAGAATCATGGCTACCTGTTGGTGCGTGGGAACAATGCACAGGTGATGCCACCATCAATGCTTATGATCCTTGCTGGGTTGGCATTGACATGGCATTAAAGCATGACAGTGTAGGCATTGTGATAGCGCAGCCACATGAAGATGGGCGCATTGCTGTGCAGGCAAAGATCTTTCACCCAGATCAAGAAGCCATTGATATTCACGCTATTGAATCGCATCTGCGTGAACTGCACAATGAACTTGAAGTTCAAGAATTTGCTTATGACCCTGCATTTTTTCAGCGTTCAGCAGAAGCACTTTATGATGATGGGCTACCAATGGTTGAGTTTCCACAGTCATCACAAAGAATGATACCTGCGTGTGGTACTGCTTATGAATTTATTGTTGGAAAGAAGATTGTGCATGGTGGTTCACCTATGTTCACTGATCAGGTTTTGTCTGCTGCACAGCGCATGACAGAACAAGGCTGGCGTTTGTCTAAAGGTAAGAGCAGAAGAAAGATAGATGCGTGCATTGCTATGTGCATGGCTATTGATCGTGCAACTAGGCGTTCAAGTAATACGCCTACACCTATGATTGCTAATGTATGGTGATGGCATGAAACTTAAATTAGTTATTGCTGAAGCCCTTGGTGTTCTTACTGCTTGCATTGGTGTATATATGTTCAACATTAAACTTGGTCTTATCGCATCAGGTCTTGCAATAGTTGCAATGATTGAAGCCAACGCATGACCCTGTTTAGAAAAACGGAAGCACGCCAGTTACCGTTCAGCATTGATCCCACTGGTATTACTGCTAGACCGTTGTACGGTAGTTCTGCTGGTGAAGTAGTTACGCAAGATTCAGCCTTTACAAGCACAGCAATTATTTCAGCAGTTACTTTGTTGGCTGACTCTGTAGCAATGATGCCCCTATACCCATACAAAGAAATTGGTTCACGCCTAGAGCGTTTGCCAATGCCACTGGTATTACGCAAACCTAACGCTGAACAAACCATGTTTGATTTTATCCATCAAGCAATTGCCACACTTGCAGTGCATGGAACTGTTTTCATTTATGCCCCAAGAGAAGGTGGGCAACTAATAGAGATGCGCAACTTACACCCAGATAGGGTTTCAATTATTCTTGATGGTAATGGTGAACGCCAGTATGAAATCATTGGTAGCAAAGAGATATACAGCAGTGATGTGATTAAACAGATTGATTGGTTGCGTTTTCCTAATCAGGTGCGTGGTGTTTCACCATTGGAATCTTTGCGTCAGACCATAGGAACATCATTGGCTATTGATCGTTTCCTTGCGCAGTTTTATGGTGATGGTGCAACACCTTCATCAGTGCTTGAAACTGATAATAATCTTTCACCTGAAGCAGCAGAAGTTCTGCGCAACACATGGTTTGATACGCACTACAAATCACGCAAACCTGCTGTGCTTACTGGTGGGTTGAAATGGCGCAGCGTCACTGTCAGCGCATCAGACATGGATACCATCAATCACAGAGAAGCAATCGTGCGTGATATTGCTAGGGCTTATCGCATTCCTTTGCACATGATAAATGGTAGTGGTGGTGACAGCCAGACATATCAAAATGTTGAATCAGCAGGTATCAACTTCTTGCGCCATACGCTTATGCCATATTGCAAACGCCTAGAAGATTGCATCAGTGAACTACTGCCACCACAAGAAAAAGTACGCTTTGACACAAACGAAATTGCAAGAGCAGATCAACTAACTAGGGTTCGTGCGCAGCAAACTATGATCATGTCTGGAACTTTGACACCTAATGAAGCACGCCAGATTGAAGGTCGTGAACCCTATGAAGGTGGTGATCAGTTCATTCTTGGTATTGCTGGCGCACCTGTGGCTGGTGTTGAAGGTGGCGATTTACCAACATTAGGAACAGATGGGCAAACAGCAATATGAAATCAGTAGCAGTAACAGTATCTACAACAGCAACATTATTGATTGCAGCCGATAATGAGAATCGTGTTTGTTATTTACATTCAACAAGTGGCAGTACATATTTAGGTGACAGCACCGTAACTTCATCTAGTGGTTTGCATTTACCTAATAACCAAACTATTGCAATCAATGTTCCTTTAGGTCAAACACTTTACGGTATTACAAATACAGGCACTACGAATGTTCGTGTACTTACACCAGATCTGGATTAATAACTATGCCCTATTACATAAGTGATCAACAGAACGATTGTGCAGGGTGGGCAACCATCAAAGCAGACACCACAGATTCAGTGCCTGAAACAATTGGTTGCCATCAAATAAAAGATGATGCCATTGCACAAATGATTGCTGTTTCATTGTCTGAAGAAATTGAACCAATGGGTGATTGGGCAACACGCTTGCTTATGTCAGATACAGAACTGATTAGTGATGATGATGAAGAAGAAATGGTTGAACCACCTGAAATGAATCAGGTAGAAGAATCACCAATAATGATGGCTTTGGCGCAGGCACATGAAGCAGTAAAAAGCATTCTTGAAGAAATCACTGAAAAGATGATGGAACTTCACCAGCCTGTTGAAGAAGAACTGGTTGAAGAAATTGAAATTGATTCCAGAGAACAAAGGCAGATTGATTTATCACCACCACAGTTCATGCGTGACAATGCAGTACAAGGTTTGAAATATCACGCTGAAGGTTTATCTGGTGATGGTCTAGAACCACAGACCGTTGAAGATGCACGCAAAATGGCTGATGGTGAAATATCACCTGACAAATGGCGCAAGATTGCACCTTGGATAGCACGACATATGGTGGACTTAGAAGCAGCAGATGGTGAAATCACAGCAGGTGTTGTGGCACATCTTCTGTGGGGTAGTGGATCTACTAAGGAAGAAGCACAAAGAACTATGGATTACGCACAAAAGATTATTGATCAACTTGATGCTGAACTTGAAGAAGAACGCAGTACAGCACCAGCAGTTGAACACAGATGGGTGGCTGTTGATAAAGGTACACGCAGTATTGCTTTTACTAATCTTGAATTGCGTGCAATGGCTGATGGTGAAGATGATTGGACAGTGCGTGGCTATGCAGCAGTGTTTGATTCCCCATCAGAGCCACTGCCATTCACGGAATATGTAAAGCGTGGCGCATTCAAGAAAACTATTAAAGATCGTTCTGATGTGCGTTTGCTTATAGATCACACTGGTGTTCCACTGGCACGCACCAAATCAGGCACGCTTACCTTGACTGAAGATGATAAAGGTTTGTTTATGGAAGCCAACCTAGATCCAGCAAACCCTGATGCAGTAAAGATACGCAGCGCATTGAAGCGTGGCGATCTATCGCAAATGTCTTTTGCTTTTGAAACAATCAAAGATTCATGGAATGCTGAACGCACAGTGCGTGAACTTAAAGAAGTACGCCTACATGATGTCAGCATTGTGACCTATCCTGCATATGAAGAAACCAGTGCAGAAATGCGCAATAAACAAATAACTGATACAACAGTTGCTATTGTGCAAACAGTTTCGCTACGCAAAGCGCAAGTTTTGCTGGCAAAAACAAGAGCCGTTAAGTAGCCACACGCTGTCTTTGACACTCAATTAAAACTGAAAAACCCTAACAAAAGGATTCAAAATGTCATATTCAGATAAGTTGATTGAAAAGCGTGATGCACATCTTGCCAGCGCACAAACAATCGTTGAAGCAGCAGAAGCAGAAGTGCGTGAACTGACCACAGAAGAAGATGCTGAAATTGCAGTTGCACTGCGTTCAGCAACAGAACTTGATGATCAGATCTCACAGCACAAAGATCTTGAAGCACGCAACGCAAAAGCAGCAGAGATGCGTACACAGGCTGGGCTTACTGCACCAGCAGTTGTGCGATCAGAAGCACGCACATACAGTCGTGATAATCGTTCTGCATCATTCTTGGGTGACGCATTTGCTGCACAGTTCAATGGTGACTATCAAGCCAAAGAGCGTCTTGCACGCCACATGAATGAGGAGCGTGTAGAACGCCGTGATGTAACTTCAGCAAACTTTGCTGGTTTGATCGTGCCACAATTCTTGACTGAACTTGCAGCACCACTAGCCCGTGCTGGTCGCCCTGTTGCAGACATTGCACGCAAGCACCAGTTGCCAGCGTCAGGTTTGACAATCAGTATCAGCCGTGTAACCACAGGTTCAAGCACAGCAGCACAATCTGAAGGTGCAGCAGTATCTGAAACAAACATGGATGATACCAAGTTAGATATCACAGTGCAGACCATTGCAGGTCAGCAAACAGTGTCACGCCAAGCCCTAGAGCGTGGTACAGGTGTTGATGGTTTGGTAATGAATGATTTGATCTTGGCTTATCACACCAGCCTTGATGCGTCTGTATGTACTTCAACAACAAACGCAATCACGCAAGTTGTTACTTTCACTGACGCTTCACCAACAGTTCCAGAACTGTACCCAAAGTTGCTTGATGCGCTACAGCGCATTCAAACCAACTACTTTGGCGGCCCCAATGTAATGATCATGCACCCACGCCGTTTGGCGTTTATCCTTGCAGCGTTGGACACCACCAATCGCCCACTGGCAGTACCAACAATGAATGGCGCAATGAATGCCATTTCTACTGGTGATGGTTCAGTTGTGTATGGAAACAGTGGTTACAGCATTGCTGGCTTGCCAGTAGTAACTGATGCCAACATCACCACCACAAACGGTACTGGTTCAAATGAAGATGTGATTATCATTGCAAACACGCAAGAACTTCACCTGTGGGAAGAAGGCAATGGTGCGCCAATGTACCTACGCTTTGATCAACCAAAGGCTGCTGAACTTGATGTGCTTGCAGTTGTTTATGGTTACAGTGCTTTCACTGCTGGTCGTTACCCTAACGCTGCTGCGTTGGTTGGTGGCACTGGCTTGGTAACACCTACCTTCTAATCCCCACACCAGTTGATGCTGGTGGGTTTCATTGGACACGATAACCCACCAGCACAACACTGGAAGATTGAAAACATGAATCAACCAATTATTGAAGCACTACTTATAGAGCGTGCAGGATATGTCAATCGTAAGTTGGCAGATCGTGTGAAACAAGTTGATGCTTCTTTGCGTGAACTTGGTTTTGAACACAAGTACATGACAGAGATTGAAACAGCAACTGCTGAACCTGTTGTTGAAATGGCTGCAAAGCCTGCAACTAGGAAGCGTGCAAGCAACTAAAAATGGCTATCACCAATGGGTATGCAACACTGGCTGAAGTTAAAGCAGCGTTGCGCCTAACAGATAACACAGATGATGCATTGATAGAACAGGCTATTGAAGGTGCTTCTAGGCGCATTGATGGCTACTGCAACAGATGGTTTTACAAGACCAACGCAACAGCAGTGAAGTTATATCCTGCAACCTTGTACCAAGTTGGTACAGATGATATGTCTAGTTCATCAATCACACTTAAAATTGATAGTGCTTCTGATGGAACCTTTGCTACAACATGGACACAGAACCAGCAGTACCAGATTGAACCTTTGAACGCAGTGATTACTGGCAACCCGTACAGGCGCATTGTGGCAATCAATGGCTATCAGTTCCCAATTGCTATTGATAAGCCACTGGTGCAGGTCACAGCGCAGTGGGGCTGGAACACGGTACCTAGTGACATTAAGCAGGCTTGCATTCTTCTATCAATTAGAGGCTTTGCCAGATTGAACGCAGCATTGGGTGTTGTTGGCTTTGCTGATATGGCAGTGCAGGTGCGTGCTGTAGATCCTGATGTGCGTGATCTTTTGCATACATACAAACTAGAAGTTGTTGCCTGATGGCTTCTGTTGCTGCTGTTGCTTCTGGACTACAGGCACGCTTGGCTACTGTCTCTGGCTTGCGCACAACTAACTATCAGCCTGAACAATTGAACCCACCGTTCGCCTACCCAGCATTGAACAGCATTACTTATAACAGGACTATGGGTGGTGGCAGTTCAGTATCAACAATGGATTTCACTTGCCATGTTGTAGTTGGTCGTTGGGTTGATCGTGTCGCACACACAAACCTTGATGCTTACCTGTCACCTAATGGTGCATCATCAATCAAACTTGCATTAGAAGGTGACAAAACACTAGGTGGTGCGTGCAGTGATTTAGTTGTAAATACTTCTGCAAACATCAGCGCACTAGAACAAGATGATGCAGAATACTTACAGATCAGTTTTCAAGTAACTGTGTACACACAGTAGGAAGAAAGAAACATGACAACATATAAAATTGTTAGTGATAATTGCACGCTTGGTAAAGTAGGCGCAACAGTCATTGAATCAGAACTAGAAGGTCTAAACTTACAAGCGTTGCTTGATGGTGGACACCTTGAAGCAGTTGGTGTTAAAGCCAAATCACAAACACAATTGGAAGGTGAATAGTCATGGCTGTTCTTGCTCTTACAGATGCCAGCATCACAATTAATAGCGTTTCATTAGGAAGTAGAGCAAACAGTGTTTCTATTAATTATGAAATTGACTCAATAGAAGTAACTGCTTTTGGATCTGGTGGTCATTCATTCAATGGTGGGTTGCAAAACCTGTCTGTTGAAATTGCGTTAATGCAAGACTTTGCAGCATCAAATGTTGAAGCAACTATTTATGGTCTTGTTGGTACAACAACAACACTTGTTATCAAACCAACTTCATCTGCTGTTGGTGCAACAAATCCTTCTTACACAATCACTGGTGCATACTTAGCAGCACATACACCTGTTGCTGGTGCTGTTGGTGAATTGGCTATGACCACATTAAGTTTCACTGGCGGCACTATTGCAAAGGCTGTTGCGTAATGGCTGTACTTGCATTAACAGATGCAGTGATTACTATTGCTGGTATAGCAGTACAAACAAAAGCAAATAGCATTTCATTGAATTACGAAGTTGATTCAATTGAAGTAACAGCGTTCGGTGATACTGGACATAAGTTCGCTGGTGGTTTGCAAAATGTGTCAATTGAAATTGCGTTGATGCAAGACTTTGCTACAACGATTCCATCAGGATCACCATCAACAAGCGTTGAAGCATTGATCTATCCTTTGGTTGGTACAACAACCACAGTAACGATTAAGCCAACAAACAATACCGTTTCTGCCACCTGTCCTTTGTACACGGTAAGTGGCACCTTCTTGGCTTCACATACACCAGTGGCAGGTGCTGTTGGTGAATTAGCCATGACAACATTAAGTTTCACTGGTGGATCTGTAGTAAAAACTACTAGCCCATAAATAAAAGAAAGACAGCATCAAATGAAAATGGCAATGACCGTAAAAACAACTGACGGTATAGAAAAAGTTGTTGAAGCACAGTTTGCAGATTTCGTTGCGTTTGAACGCACATGGAATCGCAGCGTGTCAAACTTTGCAACAGAACTGCGTTTAACTGATATTGCATGGTTGGCATGGAAAGCAGAAGTGCGCAATAAGAACACCACACTTGGTTTTGATCCTGAATGGTTAAACACTATTGATACCATTGAAGTTGTTGATAATGCTGATGAAGGTTCATCAATCCCTTTGGACATGGAAGCGCAATAGTAAGACTGGCAATGATCTGTGTTGAAACAGGCATTGCACCTAGTGTGCTTCTACAAGAAGAACCAACTTATATAAATGCTATGCACGATTACATTTTGTGGCGTAGCAAGCAACACCAACGCAAGTAAAGTATTGACATGGCGCAGGCACAAGTTTCACAAACAATGGTTCATGGTGTTGCGCCAGTGTTACAAGCATTGAAGCAGTTAGAACCTGAACTGTACAAAGCCATTAGTGCTGACCTAAAAAACAAGGCTGAACCAATGCGTGCGTATGTTGCTGCTGGTTTTCCAGATAAGCCATACCCCAGCGCAACTGGTGTAATCAACTGGACTAAATATGGGCGTACCACTAGGGGCAGAAAATCAGCCAATTCTGCTGGTTCATCTTTTCCTAAGTATGACGGTAAGAAGGCACGCAAGGGTGTAACAGTTGTTGTGGGTGGGCGTAAGGTTAGGCGCACCAATTCATACCCTATTCTGCGCATCAAACAATCTGATGCTGCTGGGTCTGTTTATGATCTGGCTAAAAAAGAAGTGAAGAATGGTCAGTTTGTAAAGAACCTTGCCAAGTCTGGTGATCCTTCTAGAGCAATGTGGCGCAGAACCAGAGCCAGTTACCCAATGGTTCAAAAAGAAATTACGCAAGTGATTGATGCAATTGGCAAAAGGTTCACTGCTGAAATTGCTTCTGAAACTGATCGTAGAAATGCACAATCAGTGCGTGCTTCTTCACAGGTGCGCACAGCGTTGGGCAGATTTGGAAAGGGTATCTAATGGCAATTGTTGTACCTATTATAAGTTCTTTTGATAACAAAGGAATTCAAAAGGCTCTTAAAGATTTCAAATCTTTAGAGGGTGCAGGGCAGCGTGGCGCATTCTCATTGATGGGAACAACCAAAGCAGTAAACACAGCAGGCAAAAACTTTGCCAAGTTGGGTGCCATTGGTGCTGGTTTGGCTGGTGTTATTGGTGGTTCATTAGTCAGTGCCGCATATGAATCACAAAAAGTGATGAAGCAAACTGATGCAATTATCAAAGCCACTGGTGGTGCTGCTGGTTTAACTGGTGATCAGGTTGGCAAGTTATCGCAAAAGTTATCTTTGCAGGCTGGCGTAGATGATGAACTGATACAGAAATCTTTGAACCTACTTCTTACTTTCAAGAAGGTTCACAATGAAGCAGGTAAAGGCAACGACATTTTCAATAGAACAGCGCAAGCAGTTTTGGATATGGGCAATGTTTTTGGTTCTACTGATCGTGCAGCCATTCAACTTGGTAAAGCGTTATCAGATCCTGAAAAGGGTATTACAGCATTAAAAAGATCTGGTATTGATTTCACTGCACAGCAGAAGGAACAAATCAAAACTTTGGTTGCTTCAGGTAAAACACTTGATGCACAGAAGTTGATTCTGGCTGAAATTGAATCACAGGTTGGTGGCACTGCTGCTGCAACTGCTACTGGTTTTGACCGCATGAAAGTTGCGATTG